TACCAGTCTGAGGATCTTTAACATACGCTCCAGGATAAGGAACCTTCTCTTTACTAAACTTAGGAGGGCAAGCTATCTGCTGCTTGAATAGTAAACGATATAGAATAGAGTCCCAGATCTGCACAGTACCGAAAGTCTCTGAATAGTTAACTCCGCCTCTATAAGCCATAGTCATAGCAAGCGTAATTAAGCCCATCTTCTCTTCTAGTCTATCAACAATCTGAACGTCTTTTATATTATAGTCAATGAACTTCTGAAAGTCATGCTTGTATAATCCATGCAGAGAACCATGCTCATCATAGGAGAGCTTACGCTCTCCCAGCACTACGTGCGCTATATGATCTAGTTTATATGACTCCTGCATACCGTAAGTATAACCGAATTTAGTAAACAAGTCATAGTAATCTAACTGCTGAATACCAGCCATCTCGTATGCAATTACTTCTCCACGAGCCATCATAATGTTTCGTTGATCTACTATACCCCAAGGAGAGAACTTCTTATAGACATCACCGCCTATGATATTCTTTACCCTGTTGATGAGATATGGGAAATCAAATAGACGAGTGTTCCAGCCAGTAACAATATCGGGGCAATACTTTGGATCGTGCCAGTAAGCCAGCCAAGATAATAGAAGATCAATCTCGTCCTTACACTTGATATATTGGATAGCGTCAACGCCTTCAACTGTGCAATCGTCTTCATTGTAGTCATATAGTCCCCATACTCGATATATATTATCTATATTATTTTTCATCGTGATCGAGATAACAGGATGAGCTGCTTGCTCTACGAAGGGAAAGCCTTCGTCAGAAGCTACCTCAATATCTATAGAAGTAACATTTACTTTATCTCTATCAAACTTAGGAGCATCAGGAAAGCGATCATTGATATATTGAGTAACATAGTTAGTAGTACCATATACAGTATAGTTATCTACACCTTCGTACTGCTTCATAAAGTCCTTAGCGTCTCTCATAGTATCAAACGTCTTAGGTAATACAGGTTGATTCTGTAGATTATACCAACCAGTCTCATGAGTAGCGTTAACGAACAAAGTAGGCATATACTTTACCTTCTTAGCTACACGCTCTCCATCTTCTATACCTCTGTATAGAATACTATTACCATATCGATTAACGCTTGTATAAAAGTTCATATGACGCCTCCTAGTGTCAACAAACTATATTATAGTATATATCGATATAGTATGCAACTGAAAAAGGGAAAGGGGCCACAACAGCCCCTTTTCATAGTTGTATTGACATTTACAAGTCTTTTGCGTCAGTCAGCATTAGATACTTTGCTTCTTCATGGTAACCCATTCTATGAAGCTCAGATGCTGCTCTTGCTTTTCCTAATGATAGGAAGAAGCTATTAAATCCACTAAAGAGTCCACCTACAGGTGCTAAGGCATATTTCATTACTGCATCAGTCATTAGAAATGTCTCCTTAATCCGTCAGTCTTGTTATGAGCGACGCTCCAGATATCTCCACGACAAATACCGATGTCTAGTAAGTCTTTATCAGAAAGCTTGTTTAGCTCCTTAATAGTCTTTCTAGCTGTTGATATTTCCTTGCGTGTTGTACGTAAGTCTTTAAATAGATCTAACAGAGCTCTAATTGCGTTCTGTAAGAAGTTGGCTTGTATTAGTATTAGTTGTGTCATTGTTATTCCTCGTTTGACCAATATTGATTTTACGAGGACGCATTTCTTCAGGAATGACATACTGCAATTCAATTGCCAGAATTCCGTCCTGAATATCTGCTCCGTTTACATTTACATGTTCGGACAGCCTAAAGGTTCGTTTAAATTTCTTCGTAGAAATACCACGATGAATAAACTCTCTCCCTTTAGAAACGTGTTCTCCTTTTACAGTCAAAGTTCTATCTTTAACTTCTACTGAGATCTCTTCCTTTGTAAATCCCGCAATAGCCAATTCAATGAGATATTGCTCATCGCCTTGTTTAATAATGTTATGTGGGGGATAATGGTCTTGAGCATGTTTAGCTGTCCACTCTAGTTCGTTGAACAGATGGTCAAAACCAACGAAAGATGATCGGGGGAATAGTGTTTGTAAGCCTGTCATTGTTATCTCCTTTTGAGCAAGCAAGATTGATATGCGACCAGATTATTCTGCATCGCTATATTATATATAGTATTTTTTATTTAGAAAGCAAGAGTTTAAAAAGTTTTTTTAGTAATATACTTACTAGATGTGTAACAGTTTTTCTTGCAAACTCTTGGAGCATACTCTACTCCAAGTATTAGATTATCATGAAATTCTAACCATTCATTTGATAATAAAATATCTTCTATACTTTCATTATTACTTACCTTTAAGCTATCTTTAAAAAGTATACTAAGTTTAGGATCTTTAGCTTCTATATCTTCTAAGTCTTTGTAAAAAGAAAAATCAACCCAACAACAAGGAGTTAAGAAACCTTTTGCACTAGTACCGAAGCCTTTGTCTTTTCTAGTTATACATTGAGGGTTCCAAACTTTACTCATAAAATATCTCTTTCATTAAGTAATGAATAATCATTTACTTGAGGTTTTAGATAGTTATTTTTATCCCACCTACTAGACATAATAAGCTTAAACTCTACCTTATGCAAATTACTTAATCTTAAAGCTTCTTCTATATCATTTTCATTATAATCAAATATAATATATTGCCATATAGGTTTCTGTCTTAAGTATTTTGCCGATTCAACCATTATATTAAAAAGCTTCATTCCATCCTGTCTTACTCTATATTTATGAGAATCTTGAGGTAATCCATCTATACCAAAGCACCATAGCGCGTCAGGATTAGCTTTAAAGCACTCTATAAAAAAGCTTTTTGGTTTATGAGAAGCAGCAACATGGACTCCACTACCTTTACCAGCTTTATACACCTTATTTAAAAATAAAGGTAGTTTAGGATGCATTATAGGATCAGATATTTGACCGCAAAAGGTAAAATAATGAAAAAAGTTTAAATAGCAGTCAAACTCTTTTTCTGTCATATAATAAGATGGAATGTTTTTTAATTCTGCTCTACCACAATATATACATGCTAATGTACACTTACTAGTCAGATCTAGATTTACTGCTTTTCGGTTAAAAAACTCACTTGTTTCCATTATTATAACATTGGACCTCTTATATCTACTTCAAACCCTCTGACTTTGTTCATAACTTCCGTGTATTTAATATGTTGTTTTACTGCTTCTTCGCTGTAAAGACTTTTTATCTTAATACTGCTCTTGTCTAAGTCTTCTTGTTTAAGAAGCGTTTGAGGTGAACACCATTTAGGAGATGTTACTATTTGACTAGGCCACTTTGGATTAACATTTAAGCAAATAGATTCTTCAATATAGGATTTTAATTCATCCATATAAAACCAATTGTAAATCATAGCAGTTGGACAAGTCTGTAGAGGTTTTGCGAGCGTATAAGCAAGAGTTTTTATAGTATCTTCTAACTCCTTAAAATCACCTCCTCTAATCCACTCATATCTTTTTCCTAATCCATCTATGCTAATATTAATACTAACATTGTTTAGTTTCTTAAGTATATCTAAAAATCCTTTAGAGACTCTTTGACCATTAGTAACTATAACTAATCTACAATCTGGATTACGCATAGCTAATGCTTCTAAAATTTTTAAATTTCTTTGATCTGCAAAAGGCTCTCCTCCTTTTAACATTAGTCGTTTTAAACGAGGTAAAACTCTTATTATCTTTTCAACATCTTTATCTGAAAAAGAATAAGTCTTTGATGGAAATCGGTCAAACAATTCTTCTATTTTAGTCCACTTTGAACTAAAGCGACTGTTGCACATAACACATTGTTGGTTACATACATTACTTGTGCTCATTTCAAGAAATTGTAATCCTTGCGCTCTGTCATAGTCAAGAGAGGAAGGATAGACTTTGTTTGGTCCTTTACAAGTTTGGCAGCCTGCAAACTTTTCCCACCCTTGAGAAAAGTTTTTGCGCCATTTATTCATTTTTGTGCTATGAAAATATTCTTCAAGGTCATCTACTTCAGAGATGTGAGAACCTTCTGAATATTGATTCTTTATGTTACAACAAACATGTAATGTACCTGATGGATGAACTGTTATCCCAACATCAGGGTATTTACAGTCTAACATTTTTATTTATTTCCGATATTATATTTCGGACATAATTCCCATTGTGCCTTCTCCTTAAATGGGATGATCTTGATCTGACGTAGAGGAGCACATCTAAGTTCTGACCCTCCTTGTATCTCTACAAGACCCCAATCACTAAGCAATGTTGTAATAGTATTTCTACGCTCTACATCATTAGCTTCTAGATTAGCTTTTTTTCCATCTAACATAAACAGCTCTTTGAAGTGAACGATAAAGTATCGTCCCTGCTTATGTAATATATGACATGATTGAAATAATTTTTTATCTTTACGAGAGGCGACTCCTATTCGGGTCAACGTCTCTCTTACTTTTAGAAAATCATCTGGTTCGTTTAAGACCACCTCGAGCATGTCTTGAGGTTGCCATTCGACTATATTATTTTCTTCCACCTTTACTCACCTTCTGTTTTATAATTTTTATGTTTTCAGGTGATAGAAGGGATAGTACTTGTTTAGCTTTATCATTGCTATATCCATAGTATTCTTTAATCACTTCAATATCACTCTCAGTTTCTGGTTTCATCCATTTCGAAAATCTTTTACGTTTACGAATGATATTTATAAGAAAGTGATATTGTAGTTTATTATCTAGGTGATGATAGCGATTCATTACGTTTGCAATGCCAACAGTATCATAGAAGTAGGACATAGAGCGATTAATAAGAAAAGAGTTATAACCTTTCTCAGCAACATCATCGACCATAACATCTTCTTTAGAGAAATTAATACTGTTTAGATAGGTAAAAGGATTCATCAGACAAACTCCACATTAGCCATAATCTCAGTCATACAAGCAACAGTATTAAGCTCATGATCAGCCACAAACGAGTCTTTATACTGATAGTCAGCAAGTATAAGAATCAATTGAGGTATAGAAGCA